TGGATACTGGGAAGATGGCTGTGGTTATCTAGCATGTGGAGGAGAACTTGCTGGGAGGAAAAAATAATGGATTTAATTACATTAGACTTTGAGACTTACTATAGCAAAGAATATTCGCTTGGTAAGTTGACAACAGAGGAGTACATCCGTGACCCACGATTTGAGGTTATTGGTGTAGGTGTTAAGCTAAACAATCAGGATACAGAATGGGCAAGTGGTACACGAGAAGAACTTACCACGTATCTAAAGACGTTCTCCTGGGATAGCTCATTGGTAATAGCACACAACACTATGTTTGACGGAGCGATACTTAGTTGGATATTCGATATACACCCTAAAATATATGGCGATACCTTATGTATGGCTCGTGCATATCATGGTGTAGAGAGCAGTGGTAGTCTTAAAGCATTAGCTGAACGACATAAGATTGGGGAAAAAGGTACAGAAGTAATTGAAGCACTTGGTAAGAAACGAGAAGACTTCACGGCAGAAGAGTTGGAGAGGTACGGAGATTACTGCATCAATGATGTGGACTTGACCTTTAAACTATTTAAGATTATGGGTCGAGAGTTTCCTAAGAAAGAGTTTAGGCTGATAGATGCTACCTTACGTATGTTCGTAGAACCTATACTCGGACTGGACCGTGGCATGTTAGAACAACACATCACAGAAACACGTTGTGGTAAGGACGAACTGCTTACAGCGTCAGGCGTGAGTAAAGAAGAATTGATGAGTAACCCTAAGTTTGCAGAGGTTCTTAAATCACTTGGTGTCGAACCACCTATGAAGATAAGCCTTACTACGGGCAAAGAAGCATTTGCATTTGCTAAATCAGATGAGGGATTCAAAGCATTGGAATCTCACCCCGATGAAAAAGTACAAGCGTTGGTAATGGCTAGGCTTGGAACTAAGTCCACATTAGAAGAAACAAGAACCCAAAGGTTTATAGACATATCCAAACGTGGTCTCCTGCCTGTCCCAGTCAAGTATTACGCAGCCCACACTGGGCGATGGGGTGGAGACGATAAGATAAACTTGCAGAACTTACCCAGTAGAGGTGTCAATGGAAAGAAACTTAAAAGAAGTATCATTGCTCCCGAGGGTTACACTCTTATAGATGCTGACTCTGCACAGATTGAGGCTAGAGTTTTGGCTTGGCTTGCTACCCAAGATGATTTGACTAAAGCGTTTACTGACGGAGAAGATGTTTACGTGAAGATGGCATCTCGTATATACGACAAGGCAGAAGAGAGTGTGACAAAGGAAGAGAGATTTGTGGGGAAGACCACGATATTAGGTGCTGGATATGGTATGGGTGCATTGAAGTTTCAATCGCAGTTACAGACGTTTGGGTTTGATATGAAGATAGAAGAAGCACGGAGGGTTATAAAGATTTACCGTGAGACTAATTGGAAGATAGACAAGTTATGGCGTGACGCACAACAGATTCTCGTTTCGTTAAACAACAAAGATTTACCTAAACGATTAGGTCGTGGCAAAGTTTTATTAACTGTACCTAAAGAAAATGCTATACGATTGCCATCGGGATTGCTTATGAGATACGAGGATTTAGATTTTGAGCAAGGTGAGAAAGGTATAGAATTTAGTTACCAAACTAGGCGAGGTCGCACACGAATATATGGCGGCAAGGTTGTAGAGAATGTTTGCCAAGCTATAGCACGTTGCATAATTGGTGAGCAAATGCTAGAAATAAACAAGAAGCATCGAGCCGTTTTAACTGTGCATGACTCGATAGTTTGTTGTGTTAAGGACGAGGAAGTAACAGACGCACAGAAATATATAGAAGAATGTATGCGTTGGACACCCGAGTGGGCAGATGGCCTGCCTATAAATTGCGAATCGGGTACGGGCAAAACTTATGGAGATTGTGAATGAGTAATGATGTTAATAAAGACATAAATGACGAGTGGATCAAATTGTTAAATCAGGTAAGAAAAGTAGCCCCTGATGATTTGGTAAAAATACAAAACATGAACGAAGAGTATGGTGAACTACCAAAAAATTTGTTTGAACAAGGATATCGTAGTGGCTTTAATAGAGCCGCTATCATTATGAGAGAATCAATAGAAGAGGTTGAAGAGTGAGTATATCACCTTGGTCATTTAGTAGGATAAAGTCTTTCGAGCAATGTCCTAAACAGTTTTATCATCTGAAGATATTGAAAGATTATTCTGAGTCAGAGACCGAGGCTATGCGTTATGGAACGGAGGCTCATCTTGTTGCTGAAGAGTTTATTGGTAGCGATAAGCCGATACCTAAGAAATTTAATTACATGAAACCAGTGCTTGAGGCTCTTAAAGCTAGAGATGGGGAGAAACATTGTGAGATGAAGCTAGGACTCACCAGGGCCCTGGAGCCGTGTGACTTCATGTCAAAACACGTTTGGTGGCGTGGTATAGTTGATCTCGTTATTACCAATGGAGATATGGCTTGGATAGTGGATTACAAGACAAGCAAGTCAGCTAAGTATGCAGATAAAGGTCAATTAGAATTAATGGCACTTGCTACTTTTAAATATTTCCCTAAAATAAAGAAGATTAATGCAGGGTTATTGTTCGTAGTATCTAATAACTTTATAAAACACACATATACAGACGATATGATCCCTGCATTATGGAAAAAATGGCTATCTAATTATTCACGTATGGAGATAGCACATAGTAATAATGTTTGGAACGCACATCCAAGTGGCTTATGTAAACGACACTGTGTAGTTCTCGAGTGTATACATAACGGGAGTAACTAATGGCTTATACTAAATCGCCTAGACCTTATAAAAAAGAATACAAGAAACAAGTAAAAAGAGGTGAGCATCCAAATCGTATGGAGCGTCAGAAAGCTAGACGTACCTTGGATAAGAAAGGTGTTAACCGAAAGGGTAAAGACGTCAGTCATAAGAAGATGTTAAGTAAAGGTGGCAGTAACAAAGATGGTTACTTTTTAGAGAGCCCGTCTAAAAATAGAAGTAGAAACGGACAAAAGAAGAAAAAGTAAGGCTCTAGGATGCTCCCACAGAGGCAAAGCAAAACCTCGACGTGTGATTGTACCCTAGAAAAGTGACGAAAAACGCAGATTTTATCTGTTGCAAAAGGAGAAGACATTGGAAGCAGTTAAGAAGTATACCTTCACGGGTAAGTACAAGCCGTTTGATCATCAACGTAAGACGGCATTATTTTTCACACAACATAAGAAATCATTTTGTTTTAACGAACAAGGCACGGGCAAGACGGCTAGTGCAATATGGGCATCAGATTTCTTGATGCAACAAGGTAAAGTAAATCGTGTATTAGTTATATGTCCTTTATCTATTATGGACAGTGCATGGCGAAACGATCTATTTGATTTTGCTCCACACAGAACTGTTGCTGTAGCACATGGTGAAGCTAAGAAAAGAAAAGCTATAATAGAGCAAGGAACAGACTACGTTGTTATTAATTATGATGGTGTAGAAATAGTTGCCGACGTTATAAATAAAGGTGGCTTTGATCTTGTTATTGTGGACGAGGCTACGCATTATAAAAATGCACAGACAAGAAGATGGAAAGTATTAAACAAGATACTGCAGGAGGACACGTGGCTGTGGATGATGACAGGCACACCAGCCGCGCAGAGTCCAGTAGATGCTTACGGGCTTGCAAAGATGGTAAACCCAAAAGCAGTTCCTAAATTTGGTGGTACATTCAGAGATATGGTTATGACTAAGATTACTAACTTTAAATGGATACCAAAAGAATCTGCTACAAGCACAGTGCATAGAGTTTTGCAACCTGCTATTCGATTTACAAAAGAAGAATGTTTAGACTTACCAAGTATGACGTATGTAAAGCGTGCCGTAGAACTTACTAGACAACAGAAAAAATACTACGAACAGTTAAAGAAAAAGTTAGTGCTAGAAGTAACGGGCGAGCAAGTCACTGCTGTAAATGCCGCAGTGGGTATGAACAAGTTACTACAGATATCCTCGGGCGCAGTGTATACAGATGATGGTGCGACTTTAGAGTTTGATATAAAGCACAGATATAAAGTGTTGAGAGAAGTCATCGACGAGTCAAGTCAAAAGGTTCTTGTCTTTGTACCATTTAAACACGCAATAAATATATTGACTGATAGACTAAGAGCAGACGGAATATCCACAGAGGTAATCCAGGGAAGTGTGAGTGCACCAGCACGTACAAATATCTTCAAACAGTTTCAGGAAGCAGTGAGCCCACGAGTTCTAGTAATACAACCAGCTTCTGCTGCACACGGTGTCACGTTAACAGCCGCTAACACAGTGGTGTGGTGGTCCCCAGTTAGTTCGTTGGAGACTTATGCTCAAGCTAACGCTCGTGTACACAGGTCTGGACAAAAGCACAAGTGCACAGTTGTGCAGCTGCAGGGGTCTGACGTAGAAAGACACGTTTACAGACTGTTAGATAACAGAATAAACATTCACACAAAAATTACCGATCTTTACAAAGAAATACTTGACTAAGTGATATATAGGCACTATATATAAAGTATCAGCAACGTGAGGAGAATAATATGGCTGAAGACGACGCAATATCTGTAGATAGATTAACTAAAGCGTTCATTAAAATAAGGACTGAACGTGCTAAGATGTCTACTGAATTTAAAGAAAAAGACGCTATCCTTGTTAACCAACAAGATAGATTAAGACAAGCACTGCTTGACTATTGCACAGAGCATAATGTCGAGAGTGCAAGGACTTCAGAGGGATCGTTTTTTAGAACGACTAAGACTAAGTTTTGGACAAGTGATTGGGAATCCATGTATGAATTTATTATGGAAAATAAAGTTCCCGAGTTCTTTGACAAACGTCTTAATCAAACTAACATAAAACAGTTCCTTGAAGAAAACCCCGATCTGATGCCCAAAGGGTTGAATACAGATACGGAATATTCAATAGTAGTGAGGAAGAAATAATGACTGGAAAATACGTACCAATCGAGGATGTGGCTAAACACTTCTCTGTGTCCATATCAACAATTCGTGCATGGGTTCGTCAGAAAGACATACCGCAAGATACCTATATAAAGATAGGTAGTACTTATAGGTTTTGTGTTGAAGATGTAGCAGATGCACTTACAAAAACAGAGAAACAGAGGGAGCCTGTGCTAGCAGATGCAGGCGAAATTAATTTAGACGATGACATATAAGGGAGATTTAGAATGTCAAATAATTTAACTATGAACTATAATATTAATAACGTAACGGTTATGTGGCCTCGTATCAATCGCACTTACAAGTATGATAGCACAGAGCAAAGGTCTATTCCTTGTAATCCTACTGATGAGGGTTCAGCTTACACTCTACAGTTTCGTATGAATGAAGAGCAAGCAAAAGCTTTATACAAGCAAATGAAGTTAGCGTATGATTCAAAGAAAGAATCTAATTGGGCAGAGTTTGTTATGCCGTTTAAGAAAGAAGAAGATGGTTCGTTTACACATAAGGCTAAGTTAAAAGGTTCTTATGGTAATGAAACTACAAGAAAGCCTGTTCAATACGATGCAAAGGGTAACAAGTTACCCGAGGACTTTCTACTAACTAATGGTAGTCTTGTGAATGTAGCTATTGTTTTTGTACCATATAGTATGAGAGACAATGGAGTATCGTTAAGGTTAAAAGCCGTGCAGGTTATAGATCTTAAACCTATGCAAGATGACTCACCATTTACAGCAGTTGATGGATTTGATGCAAATGCAGGATCAGATTCAGACGCTAATCCTTTCGAGGAAGAAGCTGAAGCACCCGTTCAAGAACCTAAGAAAGTCGTTAAGAAACCTGCCCCTGCCGCAAAAGTAGTTGGAGATGACTTAGCTTCCTTGGTTTCTGATATTGATAACTGGGACGACTAACACCAAGACCTTGTCACGACTAGGATAATTTCCGAAAAAGGTGTATACCGACACCTCTGTCGTGGTAACTCTCGGTTTTGGTGGATACTATGGATACAAATATATTCTTAAAAAGCGTGCTAGCAGATGGAGGTTTATATTCTCTGTTAGCACTTCGTCCTATTGATAGTCGCAAGGTGCAAAAGTTTTACTCGACTACTGAGCGTTTAATTGACGCATCACAGAATTTTGATGCAGAAGGGTACGATGTTTATTTTGGATTAGGTACGGTAGAAAAAGACGGCTCTAGAAAAACAGATAACATAAAAGAATTTAAATCGTTCTTCCTTGACCTTGATTGTGGGGGAACTAAAGACTATGCAAATCAATCCGAAGCAATCGACGCATTGCGTGATTTTTGCAAAAAGTTAAACCTACCTAATCCTTTAAAGATTAACTCGGGTAGAGGCGTGCATGTATATTGGAAATTAACAGAAGCAGTGTGTGCAGATGATTGGCTCCACGTTGCTACACGATTGAAAGCTATGTGTGCACAGCATAACTTGTTAGCAGACGTAGCCGTTACAGCAGATGTGTGTAGAGTGTTACGAGTACCTAAAACGCATAACTATAAGACTGACCCCCCTGCAGAGGTAACTTA